CGTGGTTGGTGCCTCCATCGCTCAGCCGCACCACGTGGTCGACGTCGGTGGCGGCGACCGCTCGGCCAGTCGCCAGGCAATGGCGGCACCAGGGCTCCGTCGCCAGCTGCGTGGGCCTGATACGCGTCACCCAGTGATGGTCATAGCCTCGTGCCGACGGCGATGGCCGACGCTCGGGCGATCGCAACACGGCCACCGGTTGGGCCTGTCGGCAATACTTCGCTTCGAGTGTTGGCGCACAGTTGGGCATCACGTGGTCATGATGGGCGCCGCCTGCACTCGGGCCAGTATGTGGAATATCTCGCCGCCGTCGGCCGTGAATTTGTACTCGACCTGGTAAGTGTGACCGCCGGTCACGAACACGCTGGCGGCGATATCGTGCCGAAAGTTGTAGCCGACGGTGTCCGCGTGCCAGCGGTCATCGGTTTGGTATGTGTCGAACACCACGTCGGCAACCGTCAGCGTGGCCGTTGACACGGCGCTGGTGGGCGTCGTTGCGTCCAGGTCGAACGCTGCGAACGTCACGCTGGCGATGGTCGCCTGGGTAATCGCCTGGGCGTCGTCGCCCAATACGCGAAACATCAACGACACCGTCGAATCTTCCAGCACGCTGAACTGGTGCATGCGTTGGACCACGTTAGACGCTGCCACTGGTGACACCTCCCGCCTGGTATTCGTCGTTCATGACCCCGCCGCCCTGCCATCGCTCCGACGTCGGCGACCCTGCCTGGTAGCTGTTGGAAGCGGCCACGCTGTAGGGGCCCAGGGTGATGTCCTCAACCGATTGAGGCATCGACGCAGAAGCGGCGAAATTCGACGCCATGGGCGGCCCGTCAGCTGCCGACGGCGAACCCGTCAGGGCCATCGACGTGTTGCCCATATAGTCCGTCTCAGGCGATGCGATGCCCCAAAGGGGCCAATAGCCCAACAGGTTCCCCGAACGAACCAGCAGGGGCGACGCACCGGCGGCCAGGGCGGCCACCTCATCGGCGCCCAGGGCGACGTCGTAGAAAAAGGCGTCGGCAATGCGGCCAGCCAGGAAATGTTGCGATGCCGATGACCGAATCGTGGCACCGATCGCCATACGGGCCAGGGCTGGCGTGAACGAATTAGTGCCGGTCACGGCGTTGGCGCCGTCTATATAGACCGTCCGCGACGCGGCCGACGTGACCACGGCGACGCAATGCTGCCAGGTGCCTGCTGACATGGTGCCGCTGCTAATCACGTTGCGACCGCTGCCGCCGTCGTTGGTTCGTAATCGCAGGGTGGCACCGGACAGCTGCAAACGCTCGAATACGTTGTTTGTGCTCGCGTCAGCCAGACAGAACACGGTCTGCACGCTCGATACGTCTGACATGTAGACCCAGGCCCCGAACGTCATAGGCAAAGACCCGTCAGGAATCGACGTGGTCGACAGCAATTCGCTCGTGCCGTTGAACAGGCGTGCCATTATTCGACGCCATTTCTCGCGGCGACTACGCACGCAATCAAGGCGCGTTTTTGGTCGGTCGTCGCCTCCTCGGCGAACTGACCAGGCATCGCTGCCAGCCAGTCGGCGCTGGCCTGGTCGACCTGGGCGTCGACGGCGACCACGGCGGCGGCGATGGTTTCCACGTCGCTGCTGGCTGGCGCGTCGGCGTATGCCACGCGTGCGAATTTGCGAACCGTTGCGGTGATTTCGTCGGCGTTCAACATGTCATTCCCACAATATTGTGGCGTAATGCGTAGATGCGACGGCCAGCGTGGTCCCGGTATCCTCGAACGTCAGGTCCAGGGCGATCATTTCGCCCGCCACGACCGTGTCGCCGTCAAGGGTGACGTCAGTAACCTTATATACGTCGTTGTCGCTTGCTGCCCAGGTGATCGTCTGCGTGCCCTCGGCCTGGAGCGTGGCACCGCTCGGGCTCTCCTCGGCGGCGATGCTGGCCCAGTTGACGCCGAACTTGAGCACGCCAGAAGTCGCGTTTGCCAGGCTCCATAGCCGCAGCTTGCACGTGCCCGTCGGCAACTTGGGCGGCACGCCGAACCGCAGTCGCCAGGTGCCGTTGGCGTTCAGTGTGGTGGCGTCGGCGACGCCCAACCCGACGTCTTGCTTGGAATTGGCGCCAGCACCGACGTGTACGCGTTGAAATACCAGGCCCGCGTCGACCGGGTAGGCGCTGCATGGATAAATGGGGCCGCCTGGCATGGGTTTAGCTCCAACAACACGCGAGGGCGAGGCAAACGACCACCAGACCGGCGGCCACGACTATCAGCAGTTCTCGGGTGCTCATTCTGGCGTATCCATTCTTATATACGTCTCAAGCGTGGCGGCCAGGCTGGCCTGGGCCTCGGCCACCGTCGCCAGTTGCGTGGCGACGTGGTCAAGGCGCTGGTCGGTTTCTGCCAGCTGCTCCAGTATGAATTTTCGGTCGGTGGGGTAGGTGCCCCCGGCGCCCAGTAGATCCTGGCCCGCGTCGGCACCGACCAGGGCCAGCACCAGGGCGATGGCCGTCTGCTGGATTCGGCGATATGCGTTCTCACTCATCGGTCGCGTCTCCTGCGTGATACAGGTCGACGCTGTCGAACTCGGGGCCTGCGAAGTAGCGGCCGCCCTCCTCTATGTCGACGCTCATAGAGACGCCCCAGGGCGACATGATGCCAAGCTTTGCGGGCCCCTCAACCTCCCGAAACGCACGATCGGCGGGCACGCATCCTGCCAGGATTGCGGCCGCCAGAACCGACAAAAGAACACGCATACATACAGCCCCTAGTGCCAGAACGTCGCCTGGCACCATTATATGGGGGGCCATCCGCAACCGACAAACGAATTGGCGCATGGTAGCGTCGGCCAGGGCCCGTTCTGCTGCCGTCAGGTTCGCTTCGGCGGTCTTGGAATGGCCCTGGGCCACCTCCAGGTCGCGGGCCTTGTCGCTCTTGTAATTCTCAATGATTTGGATGGTTTCCATCGGGGATTTCCTGTTCTCAGGGTCGACCCTGAGAAATTCGTGGTATGTGCCGATTCCTGTTCTCAGGGTCGACCCTGAGAAATCCGTGGTATGTGCCGATTTGGATCTTTTCGGGCTCATTTGGATCTAGGTTGCATCTAGGTTGCATCTAGGTTGCATCTTGCGAAGCTAAAATGAAGGTCAAATGAAGGTCAAATGAAGGTCAAATGAAGCTCTAAAGCTAAAATGAAACCCAAATGAAACCCAAATGAAACTAAAATGACGCCGTGAAACTAAAATGATCGGGTCTAGATCGGATCTTTCCTGGCCGATTCGGATCTTTTTCGGATCTTTCCTGGCCGATTCGGATCTAGATCGGATCTAGGTCATTCCAGCCAATAGCGGGCGAACCGGCGGCCACGCTCGACGGCCATCTCGGTGCGTATGTTGTGGCCCTGGTTGCGCAATTCGCCGATCCTGGCGGACAATCGCATGATCCCGCCGCCCTTCAGGGCCTGGAGGGGCGTCAGGTGCTTGTACCGCTCCAGGTAGTCCAGCACCCAGACCCGCTGGGCGCACGATATGCGTTTGATTTTCATGCTTCACCCCCTCTCGGGCACGGGTCGGCGGCGGCGACCATCGCCCGACGAAGACATTCCTGCGAACAATAACATCGTGCCCCGTCACGTCTGCACCAGTGCCAGAGGGGTTCCAGCTGCGTGATGTCGACGCCGCACTCTGGGCACGCGTCGAGGGTCGAGGTGTCCCAGGTCGACAGCATGACCAGGGGTTCGTATGACGGGCTCCACCAGACGTCGCCGCTTCGGTCGACGGCCATGATGCGGGCGGTGACATGGGCCCCCAGGTGGGGGCGGGCCTCCTCCATGGCGAGCAGCACCGCCTGGATTTGATCGCGGAGAAGGTCGCCGCCCTGCTCGGGGTCGGGGATCATGAATTCGATTCGGACCATCGTCAAGGATCGCGTTATCTCGTCATTTGCTGGTGGTCTTCCTGCCATCGGTCTTTTTCCGTTTCTGGCGAATGCGCCCCCCGCAGGGGGGAAACATTCCCCCCCGCGGTGCCAGAATGGGGCGGCGGGGGTTTTTCCCCGCGTTTGTCGGTTTTGTCTGTTTCATGTCGGTTTGATGTCGGTTTCGCGAAGGGGGTAAACCGACACTCCAGGCGCCGGGATTTGTCCCCGGTGAATATCCAGAAGCATTTCGCCTACGAACTGAGCCACCTGGGGCACCACGGCGTTTCCTAGCCCTCTAAGTCGGTCCACCCGGCGGGGAATCCCATGAGCCACTCGACCCACTGCGGGTTCAGCTGCCCAGAAATGCGCTCCCCCTCGGGCCGTTCCGCTGCATAATCGAGTCGGTCGCGCATCGTGCCTGTTTGCCCGCTGCCCTTGTGGGCCGACGCTGTCGGGGTCGGCCAGAGCTTGACCGCATCCGGTAGACATGTCTGCACAGGGCGCCCCGTTCGACGGTCGTGGGGTTTTTCCCCTTGTTTCAGGGGTTCCCCCAGTCGATTCACCAGATCGTCGGGGTCGATCACATTCGGGTGCACCTTGCCCCCTGGTGTCGGCCACATTTGTCTGGCGACCTCTTCCTCTAGATTTCTGTTGCCCCGTTGCCCCAATTCCGGCGTTATTTTCTGGTTTGCCATTATTGAGCACGCTCTCGGTGTCGGCCACATTTTCACTGCTTCCGTCAGATTCTCTGGGGGCATTCCCTTTTCCCGTTTCGCTATCGACATCCCCGGATTCTTGTACTCGGTGGCCCTCGGTGTCGGCCACATCGCCGGGCCTGTATCCGATGATGAACACGCGGTCGCGGCGGTGAGGGGCACCAACACTGGCAGCCGTGACGCAATGCCAGACCGCATCCATCCCGACCTGGGCCAGCTCTCCGAGTACGGAATCCATCCCCCGAACAAGCAGCGCTGAGACGTTCTCCAGGAGGATGTATCGGGGTTCCAGGTCGCGAACGACCCGCATGGCCTCGTAGAACAGGCCAGATCGGGCACCGGCCAGGCCTGCGCCCTTGCCTGCCGTGCTGATGTCCTGGCAGGGGAATCCCCCGCAGATGACGTCAACGCGCTCGGTGTCGGGTTTGGGCCATGTTTTGATGTCATCGTGTCGCTCCACGTCGGGCCAATGTTTCGCCAATACCTTGCGGCACCACGGGTCGATTTCCACTTGCCACCGCACGCCCATGCCGCAGCGCTCCAGGCCCAGTTCCAGGCCCCCGATCCCCGCGAACAGGCTCCCAACTGATAGCCGCTTTTGTTGGGGTTGACAAGACGCGGCCCTGTTTCCCTGCTGTTTCGCCATGGCTTGATGTTGCCCGTGATGCACAATCAACGCAGCGCCGATCGTCAGCCGATCGCCTCAGCAATCGTCGCCGCTTCTTGTTCGTTCGCACGCTGAACCCGCACATAGTGGTCGGTCGTCGCGGCCGCCTGGTGGCCCGCCACCCTCATGGCACCGGTTCGGCCGTATGCCTCCTCGATACGCTCCAGGGCTGCGTGCCTCAACTGGTAAGGGGTCCACGCCTCGACGTCGGCCAGGTCGCAGGCGTGCCGTATTGCGTTGCGTAGGATTCGCTGCGTCACCGGCTGCCCCCTGACCTCGAAACATGGACCGCCATCCACCAAGGCCGACAGGGGTTCCAGGTGGGCCCGTGCCTGGGGCCCGAACTGGATCACGCGGCCAGAACTTCGTTCGGTCTTGTGCCGCGTCGGTCTGTAGACCCAGGGCGTGGTGCTTCGGTCGATGTCCTCGCCCCGCATGGTGCATAGCTCCGACGGCCTGGCCCCGGTATGCCAGAGCAAATGAACCAGCGGCACCAGGTCGGCGAACTCGGTTCGCCCCAGATGGTCGACCGTCACGGCGAAGACCACGCGACCCACCGGCGGCCGGCCGTCGGTTTCCCTGGCGTCGGTCCTGCCGCGTCGAAGGTTCGGCACTGCCTGCCAGCCGGTCGCCAGGTCGGGCGGCGCCAGATCGCGGCGTACCGCCCATTTCGCCCAACGCCTGCACCGGTTGGAATAGCTGTTGATCGTGGTCCGCGCGACGTTGCAGGCGGCCATGTGGATCTGGAGCGCTTCCAGGTGACTGGGTCGCAGGTCGCCGGGTGCCAGGTCGCCGTGCTGCCGAACGAGCCAACGCAGCGCCGACGCACAGGCCGACGCTTCGCCGGTATCGCTGCCGTCGGGTCGACGGTAATAGCCACGGCAATGCTCGATCCATTGCGACACGGCGGCGGCGACGGTCTGGGGGGTGACGCCACGCGACGCCAACAGGTAATCCGTTTTCGCCCAGGCCCGCCATTTCCGCCTCGCCTGGGGCTCGGTCAGGGTGGCGACTGGCCCCAGGCTATGGGATCGGCGGCGGCCGTCGCCGTCGGTCCAGAAGGTTCGCCAATAATTGCCGCAGACGCATGGTTTCGTCGGGTTTTCTTTCATAGGGGCATTTTCCTAGTGATCTGCCGCCACGCGTCGCCGTGGCGAACTGCGTTTGGGCCGCTTTTGTCGTCGCCCAGGGTATGTTCGACCACCTCGACATCGAGCAGGGCCATGTGCAACCAGGACAGCGTGTCGTCGGCCAGGATTGTCTGCGGCGTGCACCTGATGATGGCCCACCCCAGGGCCGTCGCGGTGTTGTATTTTTCTATGTCCTTGAGAAATCCCGTCGGCCGTGTATGTCGGCCCCGCGACCATACGCCCCCCTCCACCTCCAGGGCCACGAACCCTTCGGGCCACGCATAGTCCAGTCGCCAACGCCGCACCGGGTGAAACCTGAATTCTGCCACCGGCGCAGGTAGGCCCGCCCTCTCGATCCCCGCCAGCACGATGGCGGCGGGCACGCTCATGCGGTCGCCGCCTGGCGGGTCGCCGTTGCCAGGTGCCGCACCATCGCCGACCTGAACCCCTGGTTCGTTCGCCAATTTCGACCCGCGAACAATGGGCACGCGGCCGCGACCGTCGACGCGACGGCGCCCAATTCCGCATCGGTATAACCGGCCAGCACCGCGTCGCGGCTTCGGCGTTCCTCGTCCACTCGGCGGCGGTACTCCTGATCCCGCTGGCGGCCGTCTGACCGCGTCGACGCTTCGGCCGTCGCTGACGCCCTTGCCCTCGTCCGACGCTGCGACAGGTCACGCAGGCGGGCCACGATCAAGCCTGGGCCACCGCCGGTGGCCTTTGTGTCGCTGATCGTGGTGGCGACGTCGCCACGAGTGACGCCACGTCGGGCCAGATCGTCGGCCAATTTGCCCCGCGTCGGTTCCCCGATACCTGCCCCCTCCAGAAGAGAAATCAACCCAGCAGCAGGCTCTGCTGCTTCTGTTAAATCTGTTAACTCTGTATGGGCGCAATCTGGGCTGCGCATCGTGGCGCCCCCGGTTGCGCCTCGTGGCGCTCCCAGTTGCGCCTCGCTGGTGGTGATTTCATACGAAATTGCGCCCCCTCCAGGGCGGCCGGTGGCCCGTATCAGGCCCGCAGATTCCAGGGCACGCAGGGCCAGCTGAACCGTGCGGCGGCTGCAACCGGTGGCGGCGGCGATGGTCGCAACCGAAGGCGATGCCACCCACCCCTGGCCCGTCGCGGCCAGTACCAGGTACACCGCTAGCCCGCTGCGGGTCTGACCTGCTAGGCGACCGGCCAGCACCACGCTCGTGGGCACCTTGCCAAATTGCTGCTGGTGTTCATTTGCAGATGCCATCGCGCTTCCCCTGTTCGTAGACCCAGGGCGAGACGGCCAACAGGCCGTACACGGCGACCACGCACCAGAATAGCGTCAGCATGTGAAATGCTCCCGCAACCCGTAACCGCGCGCCGCCTAGAGGTGTGCAGCCCCAGAGGTGAACGGCGGCGCGCGGTATCAGGTTGCTGGTTCTGGGCTGCACGTCAGAACCCTAAGTCGGCCATTTGGGCCCGTCAACTTGAACGGTCCCCCGGCGACCAGTCGGCGCACCCCTGGCAACAGGCAAATGGCGGCACGCCAGCGGCGGCGGCCCCGTCGGCCCCCACGGCCACGTCGACCGAGCAGCGGTGGTGAATCCCGCAGGCGTGCAGGCTCACGGTGACGCTGGTTCCGCAGCAGCCTGGCACGTCGACCGACCGAAGGCGGCGCCCCAGGTGGCGACAGGTTCGCCCGTGTCGCTTGCGACGCTCGGCGATCATGTGCCCGTTTCGGTATTTGCTCAGGTCGATGGTCATTCGCAGATCGGTCGCATTGTGATGGTGCCGCCGTAGTACCTCGGAATCACAACCCCTGGGGCCAGGCTGCCGGTGGTGATTGAAATGGGAGATGGTGACGTTATTTCATTTTCCCATACATTTCGACTTGTGCAATTTAGCGCCGGCACGTCACCAGATGGGGCGTTGCAGGCCTTGAAGGTATCATTGAGAAAATACGTGTTGGCGGCGTATGGACCGCCGCACGTGACGCCACCTACGATGATGGTGTATAGAAACATTTTTGCACCGACTGGACCTGGGTATGTTGCGTTGCTGCTGTGGTCAGTTAGGTCAAGTTGAAAGAACACGTAAGCTGAAAAAAAGCACGTCGATGAACGGCCACCCGCACATGAGGCGCACTGGTAGACGTTGGTATGTGGTTGAAGGGCGATAGAGGCACCATTGCAACAACCAGAAATACCGCCGTGGGTGGCGGGAAATGTGACCAAGTAGAGACCGTTCAAATCCTCCAGCGAGTGAGCGTAGCACGGGCGCGCATAAGGTAGTAGGCCGCCCCACGGTTCTAGACAATTTGCCGACCCTTCGCCCGAACCGCTGCCCTCGGGCTTGTAGCACGTGTCGCAGTCGGCAGACTGGTCGCACCAATTGTTATTTACCTTTAGCCCCTCAATTTCTAGTTCCCAGGTAGTCACCAGCGCACCTGACGCGGCGCAAATGCCGCCGGTGACGCCGCTATTTGCCTCGCTGCACCCGGCTGCGGTGCCCGAACACGCCGCGCAACAACAACCAATAAAGTGCGCCATTAGGTACAGGTGCCGTCTTCACCGTTCGACTGCCACACCCAGTATTCCAGGGCGCCGTCGACGGTCAACGCAATGGCCGGGTAAATTCCCCCGATTTCCAGGGGTCGCATTTCAAATCCCGCTGGATAATCGCCAGCATGCGAGACGCCATTGCCCAGTCGAACGGCGGCAAGGGTGTCGATATACGCGTTGTTGGCTTCGCGCATGTTGTAGATGGTGACGTTGTCCCCCACCGCACGCCAGGCGTCGTTCGGGCCTGTCACCCATGTATCGCTGGGCGACCAGTCGTTTGGGTTCGACGTCACCGTGCCATAGCCACGCCCGACCTTTGCCACCGGCTTTCCGGTATAGACCCACTGTGTCGGGTTTTCGTTGGAATCCTCCGACGCGGCCACCGCCGCCGCCCCCTGCACCATCACGATCGCCAGGGCCCCACCGCCGATTTGCCGAACCTGGTCTGGGATCATGACGGGGTCGCCGTGTAGCTGTATCCGATCACCATGTTGGGCCCGTGCGCGTCGGTGCCGCTCGTGACCGTCATGATTGCCTGGAGGTAATCCGTATCAGCTGCAAGGGCGCTGCTGCTGATCGTGCCCGATTTCGGCGTGATGTTGGCGTCGGAATTTGTGAACGCTATTGCACTCGACAGGCAGGAACTGCCCGCCTTGTGTAGATCAAACGTTATCGACGTCGACCCGCCGGTGTCCACCATCCACGCTTTGACGTAACGAATAACGCCGGCGGCGCACGGCATCCCGATCGTAAACGATTTAGTAGTCGGTGGCGTGGTCGTATCGTCGAACCCGAAATTGACGGGGATCTCCACCAGGTGGTCGATTTTGTCGTAATCGATGCCAGCGCTCGCCTGTATCGCGCCGTTTGTGACGCTGCCAGATTTCATGGTCAGTGTGGTGGCGTTTGCCAGGTTCACCGAACCGTTGAACGATGCGTCGTCGTTGAATGTCGTGGCCATTTGTTGTGGTTCCTATTAGAGTCCTGCGGCAATGTTTTGTGGTTCCTGGTTGAAGTCGACCGCCTCGTACCAGGTAACAAGCTTTCGCCCGACGTCGTCTTCCAGGCCGTCGGGTGGCCGCCTGCTATTGGCGTCGATCCACTCGACCTTCGGGTTCCAGCCCTGGCCGTAGGTCGACGCGACGAATCGAAACGAATACACGTAACGCCTGAAGCCCCACGGCACCTGGTAGGGGTTCAGCACGCGGGGCGTGGCGGCGGTGCATAGCCATGAATTTTCGATATAGCCCCGCCAGGTCGATGAATTGACCTTGCCAACGTAGTAGTCGCTCACAACGTGCGGGTCGGTGTCGGCGGCCACGTCGATGACCAGTTCAACGGAATACACGGGCTCCGGGTCCATCACCGTGATGCTGGCCACCTGTTTATTGGCGCCAAAAGCTACCTCGATCGGTTGGCCCGCTCGATCGGTGGACGTGGTCACGGTCTTGGTGCCGACGTCGTGCGATGTTCCGATGCCGTCGGGCGTGTTTAGTCGTGTTTCGAATTGCTGCCAGGTAACGTCCACGATTGCCAGGGTGGGCGTTTCCATGCGACAGGTTCGATTTACCACAAACAACCTGCTCGTGCCGCCGGTGTAGAGCACGTCCATACCCTGGCCAGGTTGCGGTAGGCCTGAAATGATCGAATGTAATGGCTTGAGCGGTGCCGTGGCCTCGGTGCCGAAGTCGGAAGCCGTGCCCTCTATCAAATAGCTCGACGTATGGCTTTTTGTGACGCCCCCGGCTTCGTTGGTTGCCAGGGGTCCGTGCGTCAGCAGATTGGGGGTGCACGTAAATGCCATGTTATCGACTCACCGCCGCGCCCTGGGGCGTCATGTTGTCAAAGCTTCGCAGGTGTTCCATTTGGTGGGGCGCCATGGGAATTCCCTGTCGCAGCTGCGGCACCAGGTCGGCCATGTATTGGGTTTTGGCCTCGATTCTGCTGGTCGCGCTGTCGTTGTCCATTAGAAAAGCGGCTGGCCCGAAGGCGGCCAATTTGCCGCCCGACGGCATGACCGACTTCATCCAGTTGAGATTCTTGCCCGTTTCGGCGAACCAGCCGAAAAGCTTGTCAATCGTGGCGAATACGTTGCCGATCGACTTTGCGGTATCTAATAATTCGCCCGCGATGTCCTTGATATTTGCCTTCATGGTGTCTGAATCTGACACCCACTTGGCGAACGACAGCGCAATGCTTTCGATGTGCGGCATGAACGCCACCGCGATCACGTTTTTCATGCCCTCCCACGCGACCTGGGCCATGGTCAACGCCTCGGCCGTGCGTGAGACGCCCCGCGCCGTGTCCTGGTCAATGGTGGCGCCGATCTTCTGGGCGAATTGCATGATTCGCCCGAGTCGCTCGGCACCCATATCGAGCATGTTGATGACGCTGACGCCCTCGGAATCGAACAGCTTAAACGTCAGCCGCACCTGGTCGCCGCGTGTTTTCACGGCGCCCATGGCGTCGGCGATCGCCAGGAACTGGCGGTCGATACTCAGCCTGGACAGCACCTTGGCGTCTAGTCCCAGTTCCTTCAGGGCCCCCTGCGCTTCGCCCAGGCCCTGGGCCGCTTCGGCCACGCGTCGCCCCATACGCTGCATACCGATGTTCAGCTGCTGAATATCGACGCCCGCCAGCTTGGCCGCGACGTGCAGGCCCTGCAATCGGTCTATGGCAATCCCCAGGCGCTGGCCGAATTTGACCTGGGCCTCCAGGGCCTTGACGTGCGCCTTTACGAACATTCCCAACGCGACCGCCGACCCGACCACCAGGCCGCCCAACGCACCGACCACCGCGCCCACGCCCTTTGCCAGCTTGCCGAACTTGCGCAACTTTCCGCCCGACTTCGCCAGGCCCGCGTTGAACGCCTTATTGCTCAGGCTCAGAATGGCCGAAAGGCGGCCGATGACAGTTCTTTTAGCCATTGTCCTGGCCCCCTACGATCGCGTTATGGACCTTGGCGAACTGGCCGAACCAGGCCCCGAGTTCCTGGGCTGATTTCTTGCGCTGGAATATCTTCGGCATGAAGTCACGCGGCTTGAACTGGCGTCTGCTGCCGCTGGCGTTGGCGACCGTCGCGGCAATAATCCCCGCGTGCAGGTCGCTGCGTTCACGGCCCCAGGGGTCGATCAGCCAATACGCGGCGATCTCCAGGAAATCGGGCACGGTACACCGCCGCCGCGCTTCGCTCGGCGTGCAACGCAGGAATTCCGCGACCCGCAGCCACATTAGGCGTTCTCCGTCATCGGCAATTTTCCCGCCAGATCCTCTAGGTCGGCGTCGAATCCGTTGATTCTGCCCACCACCTCAATCAGGCCAGTGAGACGCGCCATTGGCAAGCCCGCCAGGTCTGCCGCCGTGAACAACGGTTTACGCTCGTCCACGTCAAGCACCGTCGCGGCGCACATTGCCAGCGTCGCCGCCGTTTCCTCGTCAACGTCCAACGCGGCCGCCGCCGCCACGGCCCGCTGCTTACATCCCGACATTTCCGAAACGGTGATCGGTCGAATAAACACGTCGCCCAAACCCGCGACGGGCACCTGCTCGCCGCCGTCGCCCTCAAGCCACTTTTTCACGTCCATCGGTTTTTCCCTTTGTTACGCAACCACAATATTTCCGGTCAGTTTCACGGTAATACTGGCCGACATCTTGTCTTCCAGGGGCACGCTATACGATAAATTGGTGACGAATCCGTTAGCGGTCCAGGTTCCACCGCTGTCTGGAAACGTAAGAACCACGTCACTGGCGGCCGCGTCGATTGCGGTAATCCAGCCATCACCGGCCACGTTTGTGTCTAAATTGGCTTCGACGGTCACTTCCCCGGCGTCGGTGGGCGATGCCGCGACATAGCTGCGGCCGCCGAGGCTCGACGTCGCGGCGCCGGTTGCCATATTGGTGGTTTCGACCGCGTTTCGGCTTATGCCGCTCCACGAAATATCGGTGATTTCTCGCAGCGTAATGCCTGAAATCGTGACCGCTGCGCCGTGCCCTGTTTTTGTTGCCATTTCAAAAAGCCCCTATTTACGCTGCCGGGAATGTCGGCACGCTGGTTAGATACCAAATGGTGATGTCTATAGACCGCCGCTGCGTATAGTTCAGTTCGCCCTGCCGATCGTATGACGCAGACATCCTGTCGCCCTCCAGGGTGATGGCCTCCAGGGTGACGGTTGGGAAATCGTCGGTCTGGTAGCCGTCAAGGCACTGGCGCAGGGTTTCGGCCATTTCGTCGCACGTTGCCACGCTTTCGGCGTAACAGTCGCACTGCCACCCGGCGGTATAAAGACCCGACGCGGCGGCCATGTTGCTGTCGCTGGCCAGGCTGATCTGCTGGATGACCAGGTACGGCATAGACACGCCTGCGGGCACGCTCGATACGAAGATTCGACCATCGACCAGGTCGGCCAGGTCAACGCGTCGCGTCAGGTATCCGTGCAGGTCGGTGGCAAGTGTCATAGCGCCCCCACTCGGACGATCGACCCAACGCCCCGCCTGCCCTTCGCTGTCAATTTCTGGGTGCCCTTGACCACGGCGCGGGTCTTCCGTTCACGCGACTGGCGCCGCGCGTCTTCTGCCGCCTTTGCGACCCGCTTACTCAGCTGCACGTGCAATATGCTCTCCATGCGTCGCTGAGTCGCCGACCAGGCGTTTCGCATAAATGGCTGTGGCCGTGCACCCTCTACGTCGACCACCGCAAACGGCCCGTCAGGCGTGGCCAGGGCGGCGCCCCGTTTCGGTTGGATCGTGTGGCCGCCGGTCCCGAATTCGACCAGGTGTGCATAATTCGCCGGTTCGCGTGATGCGTTGCCAGCTTGGCCGCGTATCGTTTCGGCCTTTTTTCCGGCGACGTTGCGGCGTGGCCCCATCACCTCGATCGCCACGGCGCTGTGCGCCTTTTTGTATTTCTTCGTGACCGATCCCATGGCGAATTTGAGAAGCCCCGTTTCCGACGGCACCCTTCGCCGCGCGGCTTTGACGAATGGCTTGGCCGCCTTTTTGATCGCACCCGTCAACACGCGTTCCTGGACCTTGACTTCAAGGAGATTCATAGCGTCCAGGGTCTTTTCGATACCCCGCAATTCCAACGCGGCGCCGACTCGTCCTGATTTAGCCATCGGTGGTTCCATCGGCCCGCTCGGTCACGAGTAATTCGGTGACGCGGTGCTCCTCTTTCAGATCGGTCACGCGTGAGATTTCAAAAAGGCGGCCGGTGGTGAGCAGTTGCAAACGCTGCTGAGTCGTGGGTGGTGTCGGTGTCCAGGCCATACGCACCACGTGCGTCTCGGTGGTCTGGTTCTGGTCTGCGGCGAAGATGTCGTGGGCTCGCAGGGGTTCGATGCTCACCCATCGCGGCTGGCCCTGCTGACGCCACGCACGCGTCGGCTGTCCGTACGGGTCGCCCGCCTCGTCAGACGCCAGGAGAATGGCACGGTGCCGCATGTTGTCCGCTGGTAGTTTCATGCGCTGTTGGTGACGCCCGACGATTGCAAATTCACGGTCAGTTCACTGGTCGTGGTCGCCAGGCCCAGTGCCGTCGTGTATTTGCTTGACGCCACGTCGGCCTCTCGGCAAATTCCGCCGGCATTACTCGATACGAAATAGCTGCGGCCCTGCACCAGGTTGCCGCTGCCCAGGATGACGGGCCCCGCGACCAGGTAGCGCACCGGTTGCTCATCTGCTGCGTTTGATACTGCGATCCCCCTGGCGGCCGCTGTCGCTTCGGCGTCGGCGTCAGCCGGTTTGAGCTTGCCGCCGTCAGTTGCGTCGGCGTATATCGGTTGCCCTGCGGTAATGGTGGCGCCGGCGATACCCTGGCCCAATGTCCAGCCCCCCGTGGTCGACGGCTGCACCTGGGCCGCCGTGATGGTCACGTCAGCCATTCAGCACCTCCACGCGGGGAAAAGCTTTGAGATTTTGAACCACGCTATCGACGTCCAGCGGCGTTTCGCTGGTGCCAGGGTTCCAATACCAGAAGGTGCCCAGGCGCTGAATGGCGAACCGTGCCACCTCGGGCACGTTTGCCGCGTCGGCACCGTAGCCCGCGACAAATGTGACCGTTACCGCGTCGGTATCCTCTCGGGCCGACGGCCAGGATTGCCCATACTTCAAGCGAATCGAACCCGGCGCTTCGTTCGTCACCGCCTGGTAGACGTCGGTTGATACCGTTTGCGTGGCACCGTCGCCGTCCAGGTAGGTGATAGACGTAACCGAAACAAGGGGCGCCTTTGGAATCCAGACCACGCCAGAAGCGGGCCACGCGTCGAAGGTGTATTGCCAGGTCGCGTTGATGAACTGTCGCGCGGTCAGGTGCTCGATATGCCGCGTCGCCGAACGCAGCAGCAGCTGCGCCGCTTCGTTGTCGTGGTCGCCGTCGATCCTCGCGTGGTTCTTGAACGCGTCCAGGGTGACAGGTTCACCCGACGGTTTTGTTGTCTGCGTCAGACCCATCGGTTGTTCCCTTGGTTTTTCGCGCCCGGCCTCGTCGCTTGCGAGGCGCTGCGTCGGCCGTTTCGACCTCGACTATTTCGGCCACCTTGCGACGAACCCAACGCCAGGCACTCGGTTCGTCCAGGTCGTAGACCTCGCCGACTTCAAACGCTTCGCCGCCAGCGTTTGCGCTTGGTTTCGCGGTGAATTTGATTCGCATGCCCAACCTCGAAAAAGTCTAGCGCGCCCCGAAGGGCGCGCCAGACCGGAAAAAGAGAAAGACCACCCGTCAGCTGATCGCGCTGGTAGCGTCGGCAACTGCCGCCGCGTAGCGTGGCTCCGTCGCCAGGTAGAGGCACGCACCCACCTGGGCGTTGCTGCCCACGTCGGCCACGCTCGCCTGAACGTGCGTGAACCCCGACGATACGTCAAGGTCGTCGGCGTCGAATTCGACCACCCAGATAGCCTGGACCTCGGCCGACGTCGCGTCGGTGTAGGTGTTGGCCGCCGATTGCGTGGTAAGGGTGAAATTTGCCACGCTCGAAAGGGTGCCCTGCTTCGTATAAATGCGCGTGAAATTCAACGCCTTGGACGATGTACCTGCGGCGTCGGTCGCCTGGGAAACGGTAATCGTGGGATCATCGCCCGCCGTGCCAGCTGCCTTGAAAAATACAATCGCCACGTGGTTGAAATTCTCAACGCTGACCCAGTCGCCGGTGTTTGCACCGGCTTGCATGTCGACGGGCACGAACCCGCTGACGATTTGCGAATTTTGCGTAAATGGAGAACCCATGAGATCGTTGCTCCTACTGATTAGGCCCTAGCGGCCAGGGTGACGAAGGGTGACAGCGTGGTGCTTCCATCACGCGGCGAAATCGGGGCCGACAGCCACGGCTGGCCGCCCATACGGAATGAGAATTTGAACGCGGTGACGTCCCAATCGAACCAGAGGTGGATGCTCGACGACTGGCGAATACCGCCGCCCTTGACCGGTGCCAGGTACTGGCCCAGGTCGGCCAGGATGATGTCACCCGCATCGCCCAAGGTTTCGCACGCCTGGGTCGGGATGACAGGCCGCCCGAAAAGCGTGCCGTAAGGCGCGCCGCTTAGGCCACCGGCTGGCATGTAAAGCGCTTCGCCCCAGTCGGCAGTCGATGCGCCGGTATCCAGCTTGCCCTGCTTTTGAAGGGTCAGCAGTTCCGGTTCCACGTCCTGGTTGATCAGCCACACGGCGTTCGGCCGCGAGGGTGCATACAGGCGTGACCACATGTTGATGACATTGACCCCGACCACCGTGTCGGCCACCTGGCTACCGACCTTCGCAACCTCGACCTTGCCGCCACTGTTCAGGATTCCCAGGGGCTGGCCCGCACCCGTGCCCTGTACGATTGCTTCGTTGATCTTGTACGTGAGCACTTCGGGGGCCTTGCGATTCAAATAGGCCGCCATTGCGCTGTTGTCTTCGAGCAGTTCGTCGGTAACAGGTGCCAGGGCCCGCAGCTTGTGAAGCGTGACGCCGACTTCCTGAATACTGGGCTTCGACTGCGTCGCCTGGCTCTGTTCTGAATCCCAGTATGCCTGGATGCCACTAGAACCCCAGGGCGTCGTTTCGTCGGTCGGGACCGTGAGACGGTTGCTGCCGGTGGTGATTTCATCGCACCGACCCAACAACGAATCTTCGCCCCGGATCAGGGCGTTGATATCACGTCGGGCGTCTGGCGGTACTGCGAAGCCACCTTCACTGTCGATTGCCTCATTGGCGCCGTCGGGATCGGCACGCAGTTCTGTGCGTAGCCGCTCATCCATCTGCGGGTTGCCTGGCCGATTCGCACGGGCGACGGCGTTGGCCCACTCGCCCATATCTCGGAAACCCCACAGGCCCTTGTCGTCGTTGCGATAGGTGCCCCCGGTGATTTTCGATACGCCGCGTGGCTCGGTCGTCGGTTCTGCCGGTTCCGTGCGTCGACCGTCGACGGCATTCAGTTGCGCTGCCTGGTCGGCCAGTTCGTTCAGTTGCTCGATTTGTACTTTCAGCTGCCTAAATTCGTCCTGGTACGTTTCGAGCCGCTCGACGTCGGAAGCGGTCAGTTGCCGCCCCTCGGCCTCAGCGGCGGCGGCGATGGCCGCCCCGTTGTTATGCGCTGCCGATTGGGCCTCGCGTAGTTCTTGAATTGTCATGGTTTCGACCTTTGTGTATCGCCGGTAACGCTCGCCCAAAAAAAAGCGCACCGACAACCTGGTTTAAGGTTGACGATGCGCCGATGGCTGAGCATGGACGATTCGCCGTCGCACGGTCACGCGGGCAACGGTCTAGGCCGGTGCACGCGTGGCGTGGCTTGGGCAAGTTTTCCTAATTATATGCCAGGGTGGCCAACCTCCAAATGTGCCAGGTAGGCGGCCTGGGCCGCTTGGCGATCGAGCACCGACCGCTGCCGCATCGCGGCTTCGTATTCGCTGACGGTTCGGGCGCTGATTTCGGTGCCGGTATAGGCCGGGTAGGTCACAACCGAGACGTCGTGCAAATCGACGTCGACCAGGTGCCGCCTGGGCAACTGGTCGCCCTCGGGCTCCTCCCAGGCCTGGCCGACCACGCTAAACGCGAACGACATCTGCGACACGTCGCCCCGCCTGACCGATTCCGCAATATCGCGGCCCACGGTCGTATCCGGTGGGGTGATAGACGCCAGCAGCCCGTGCGAATCCTCGCGAAGCCGAAGCGTGCCAGCCGTCGACCTGCCAAGTATCTTGCTCGGGTCGTGGTCGACCAGGGCCCGAACATCGGGCCCGCTTGCCAGGGACCGCGTGAACGCCCCCCGATCGACAAACTCCAGGAACATGCCGCCTATCGGTTCGCTCGGTTCATCGAAGACGGCCGCGTATCCCTCCAGGGTGGGCAATTCGCCGCCCCCGGCGCGTAGTTCCTGAACGCTGGCGTGCCTGATTTCATGTTCTGATTTCATTTTGGGTTCCTAGCATTTTCGTCGCCTTGTCCATGATGGCGGCCGCGTGGCGTGGTGCCCGCTCAATCGACCATAGATCAGCCAGGCCGCCAACGTCACCGGCGGCGGCGGCCGCCTCCAGGTCGGCCAGGCTCTCGGCAACGTGCTCGGCGCCGTAATCGCGGGCGATGGTCGCCACCAGGGCGTCGTCGGCCGCACCGAACGCGTCGCCGCGTACACAACGCGCCAGGGCACGCACGCAGGGTTCGACCGCGTCGGCCACTTCATCGTCGAAGGTTTCGTAGAACGCTATTCGCTTCGCGTCCAATTTGCCCCGCTCAGCTGCCTGGGCCATTGCGCGCGATTCCTTCCGCACGCAACGGCCCAGTGACTCCGACAATGGCTCTAGTAGATAGACCGAATAGGCCCGCACGTCGCTGTCGTCGTCGGGTAGCTCGATCACCGGCTCTGGTTCCAGTTCGGGTTCGTCGCCCACGTCGTCCAGGTTCGTGAGGTTCATCTGCACCAGGTGCTGGTCACCGTCGTCGATCGGGTTGAGATCCTCAAACCGTCTGATTTCGTTGGCAGACAGCACACCCATGCGCCATAGCTTCTCGTAATAGTCTGCACGGGCCCCCTGGTCGCCACGCAGCAGCGCCTGCACCGACATCCTCGTGAACAGGGTTCTGCGGGCTGGCGTGCCGATCAGCTTTCGCTGCGCCTCGGATTCCCACCCATTGACGCACGGCACAATGGCGTCGGTCACGAACTCGATGGCCTGGTGCTCGATGTTGGAGAACGTCGCGCGGTCCAAGTCGGCCAATTTGTGCGGTGGGACTCTATACCACCTGGCGATTTCGCTGACCTGGAACTTGCGGGTCTGTAGGAACTGGGCGTCGTCGGGCGGCACGCTGATCGGCTTGTATTGCAGGCCGCCTTCGAGCACGAGCACACGGCTAGCGTTTTTCGGGCCTCGGTTGCGGCGCTCGAACTGTTGGGCCAGGGCGGCCGAGCGGTCGGGTGCCAGCGGGGTGGGTGATTCCAGCACCGCCGAACCGTGCGAACCGTTGCCGAACCAGGCGGCGCCGAATTGCTCGGTGGCGATGCCCAGGCCAATCGCCTGGCGTGCCAGCGCGATCGGCGAATATCCCACCAGGCCGTCGAACCCCAGGCCACGCAAATGGAACATGTCCTGACCGCGTAGCCGCGTCGGTTCGGTGGTTCCGTTCTCGACCAGGTAGGCCACGCTGCCGTCGCGGTCACGTGTCGGGGTCACGCGGTCGGGCGTCACGATCCACAACGACTGGGGCCGCCCCGCACCGTCTCGCACAATTTCCGCGTACCCGTTGCCGTAAATCTGCCGGTGAGCCTCCAGGGTTCGCTTGAAATCCCAGGCGCTGGTTTCCTTGTTCGGGCCCTGGAACATGAGCCAGTGCAGGTTCGACCGGTCATCCACGTCGGCCCCGCCATCGTCGCGGCGGCGCATGAGACGCCAGGGAAGGCTGGCCACCGTTTCGCTGATGATTCGCACGCAGGCAAATACGGCGCTGTATTGCAGCGCCGTCTGCTCGTCCACGTGCACGCCCGCCAGGGGTGGCACCCATACGGGGTCGGCCGATCCAGCGGCCGCCGGTTTCGAGGCCCTCCGTAATTCAAACCGCCGCAGGATGTCGCGTATGCTTACCATTGATATTCCACCAGGTCATTGGTTTCGTAATGACTGCGTGCGGCCAGGGTTTCGGCCTGCCATAGTCCGATCGCCATGATGGCCGCCACGGCCACGTCGATTTTCTCAGCGGCCCGCGCCTTGTCGGGTTTGACGTTGCCCGCCTCGTCACGTCGCACCACCAGGTTGGACATGTTCCACCGCATCGGTGCATGGCCGCCGTGAACAATCTTCTGTTCGAGCGTGAGGCGTTGCAGCTGCTTGGTGGGATCGGCGAAGCTTTTATATCCCTGACGGTAGGCGACCACGGGCACGCCTTCGCCCAGTAGACGCTGCTGCATGTGCGTCGAATTCCATGGGTCGATGCCAACGCCCCGCACGTCGTAGGTTTCAGCGGCGGCCAGTAGATCGGCCACCACCGTGTCGTAATCAACCGAATTTCCAGGGGTCGCGGTGACGATGCCATCCTGAACCCATGCCCGATACGGCACTCGGTCGCGGCGTTCGCGTTCCTCCATGCGATCGGCAGGTATGTAGATTCGCGGCACCAAGGCGACTACCGGCGCGGCGTCGTCGCCTGGCTCTGGGTCCAGCGGAAAGGCGGCCACCCAGGCAGTCAGGTCGACGGTATTAGATAGGTCGATCCCGATATAACACGTGGCGCCCGACATATCGGGCACCGGTATCGACGCGGTCGCGTCCCAGTCCCGCATGGGAATATATCGAACGCTTTGCTCGGTCCATTGGTTCAGGTATAGCTGGCGAAATGTGTTCTCGTAGGCCGTGTCTCGCTTCGCCTTTTCGCATTCCCTGGCCAGGAATTCATGCGAAACCGAGACGCCCAGGTTGGGGTTCGCTTCGGCCCATTGCGTGGGGTCAGTCCAGTCGGCGTCGGGGTCGGTTTCCCACACGGCGGCGTAGAACGCGGGGTCGTCGATCATCCCTTCCGACACGGCGCTGGCGTAGTCCCATACTTTTCTGCAAACGCTGTCCCTGGCGAATCCCGCTGTGGTGATTGAAACCATGAGCGGCTGCGACCTGGCACCCATGCCAGTTCTGAGAACGTCGTACAGGTCGGGCGTTTTCTGTGCGTGCAGTTCGTCGAATATCACCAGGTGGGGGTTCAACCCGTGCTTCGTATAGGCGTCGGCGCTGATCGGCTTATACACCGCGTTTTGTGCGGGGTTCACGATCGCATCGCCGTAGACCTGGAGCATTTCCGACAGCAGCTGCGACCGCCCGACCATCGCCTTGGCGATCGAGAAGACCAGGCGGGCCTGGTCCTTGTCTGCGGCGGCGCTGAATATCTGGGCCCCTGCCTCGCCATCGAGGCACAACGCGGCCAGGGCCAGGGCGGCACCCAGGGTCGATTTGCCGTTCTTGCGTGGCACCGCAATGAGCGCTTCCCGGTATCGTCGGCGGCCGTCGGCGTCGACCGTGCCGAACAGGTCGCGCACAATGCGACGTTGCCAGGGTTCCAGGGTGAACGCCTGGCCCGCACGGTCGCCCTGGACATGCACCAGGGCGCGTTCGCAGAACTGCACCACCGCCGAACCGGCGTTGTTTTTGCTAGTCGCCATTGACCAGGGCCTTCAGCTTTTCGGCTGGCGTTTCGCTTTTCTTGCTGCGTGGTATTCGTGCGCGGCTCGAAGGCGTCATGCCCAGTTCCGCAGACCACCGGTGCATTTCGGCGGCGGCCGCTTCCATGACACTGACAGCAGGGTGCTTGATCATGTTGCCCGACGCGGCCGTATACCACATGCCATCTTTGTGTATCGCGTTCCTCGCTTCGTACCACCTGGCGTATGCCTCGCAATAGGCTGCAAGGGCGCCCTTATCGAGCTCAGATAGCACGCATTGGCGACGCAGCATGGGCGCCACGGTCGCAAACCGACGCGCGGCCCTGGGTGACAGGCGCAGCCCCGGCCGGTTCGATTCTGCCGGTGGCACGGGCTCAGACTCCGCGTGGCGGTCGGGCCGGTACGTGCCAGCAAGCTTCAAGGTCGCGGTCGGTTTCGGTTTTCTGCCTCTGGTCATTAGTCTTTTTCCAGGGGAATTCCCCATGGGAATTCCCCATGGGAATTCCCCATGGGAATTCCCCTGGGAAGGCCCCAATTT